TTGGGGTGTAATGTACGATGATTGGCATTCTGAAATCAAACAAGTTCCAATTATGGTGGCAATCGGTGTTCAAGACGAAGATAGAGCAAGAGCGTTATCATTGGTTGAAGCTGGGGCGAATGTTCTACTGATTGATGTAGCGCATGGAGACCACCAAAATGTGATTGATATGATTGAGTGGTGTAAGGGAAATTTACCAAAGCATGTGGATATCATTGCCGGAAATATTGCAACGGGCGAATCTGCTCAGAGATTAATTGATGCTGGAGCAGATGGTTTGCGAGTTGGTATTGGTGGTGGTTCACTTTGTACTACCAGAATCAAAACTGGGTTTGGTGTACCAAATGTAACTTCATTAGAAGATGTATGTTCGGTAAGTGGTTTGCCTGTAATGGCGGATGGTGGTATTCGTACTTCTGGAGATATGGCTAAAGCATTAGCTATTGGAGCTGATACTATTATGTTGGGTTCACTCTTAGCTGGAACGGATGAATCTCCTGGTAAAATTTTGGAAACTCCAAAAGGATTGTACAAAAGATATAGAGGTTCAGCATCATTGGAAACCAAAGTAACTCACGGACAGCAGGCTAGAAATGTGGAAGGTGAATCAACTACAATTCCATATAAGGGTGGAGTTAAATTTATTGTGAATGGATTATTGGATGGGGTGAAATCGGCGTTGAGTTATGCTGGTGCAGAGGTACTGAATGATTTTTATCCAGAATATGTAATTGTAACAAACGCAGGACAGAATGAAGCTAAGCCACATCTTCTCTAAGAATAAAGAATACACAATTTTACTTCAGGGTGTTATTAATCCCAAAACATTCAAGCTTTGGATTAAAAACTATTCGGATTATACCGTTGTAGTTAGTATATGGGAAGATGAAGATTTAAGTGATTATAAAATTCCTACAAATTGGAAAGTTATCAAAAACAAATATCCATTGGTTAGGTTTAGAAAACAAGCTAATTTAGATTATCAAATAATAACTACATTGGCTGGATTGGAATCTGTTGATACTGAGTGGGTTATAAAAATGAGAACAGATGAATACTATTCCAAATTAGATAAGGTATTTAAGAGGATGAAGGAAAATCCAAATAAAATAGTATCTTCATCAATGTTTTTCAGAAAATATGGATTGTATAAATTTCATTGCTCCGATAAGTTGTTAGGTGGAACTACTGAAAATTTAATTGGGATGTATGAATCAACTCTTCATAATTTAGAAATGAAACTATGGGATTCGGAGACTCCTGAATCTCAATTAGGGTTAGGATATGTGATGTGTAAGGATTCTACTATTGATATTGATGATGTGAATAATAAACGTGCGGAATTGGGTGAGCAATTTATAGAAGATGCTGGTATTAAGATATTCACAAATGCATCCAACACAATTTCAACGGAAATGATGAATATCGTTACTAATGAATTTATCAAAAACGATAACAATAGTATTGATTGGGAGCATGTAACTAACTCAGTTGCTAGGTGGAAATCTATATTAAGTGAATGTTTGAATGTTGTAAACAAACACAAAAACGAATTTTTAGATGATAGACCATATATGCAAAAATGGTTTGATATAATAGATATCAATGAGTTAAAACCATATATTACAACAAGAAACTTTGGAGACCATAGAGGTAGAGTTTGGTACAATAGTGATTTTGATAATGAGAAAGAAGATTGCGTATCTGATATAACAAAATACTAATAAATGCTAAGTAAATTGAAAACATATTTTAAAAGTAAAACCGAATTAAATGATAAGGTTGGTAGATTGGAGCATCAAATCAAGCTCATGCAAGAACATATTGCGGTTCAAAATGATGAGAAACTGAGCCTGAAAAAACAAATCCGTGAGCTTGAAATGATGTGGGATATTGAAACAACAAAAAGATACTAATATGTTAATTTACGGATTGATTGGACTTTTGGTAACATTTTTCTTTGATATAGTATTGAAAGGTGGAGACCATGAATTAAATAATTTTGAACGAGGATTTATATTCTTAATATGGCCGGTAATGCTACTTTGGTTTATATATCACCTCATTAATGAATTTAGAAAAGAAAATGAATAATAAACAAAAATTTACATACATAATCGTATTAAGTATATTTCTAATTAAAATAGGTTTAGAAATATTCTATTTAAATGGTGATATATTATGGCCTTCAATTGGAATGATATGGTGTTTACACTCCATGTTTGTTGAAATGAATAATCTAAAGCCAAAACAATAAATGAAGGCTATAATTGCAATTAATAATTTAGGTTACATAGGTAAGGAGAATAAATTGCTTTGGAAATCCAAAGATGATTTACAACACTTCAAAAAGTTAACCGATGGGCAGGTTTGTTTGGTTGGTTGGAATACGCACCTACATTTACCACCACTACCAAACCGAATTGTGAGGTTGGATAAGAGAGATGATTTAGCAGATATCTCAGATGTGGACTGGTGTATTGGTGGAAAAAAGACCTATGAGAAATACGCACCATTCTTTACCGAATTACATATATCTCATATAGATAACAATGAAATTGGTGATACGATGTTGCCCAACTTTAGGAACTTGAATCCAAATTGTAAGATATTCAATTACTACTATAATGGAAATTAAAAGGATATCATTAGAAGAAGCCAAAGATTGGGTTAAGTGGGATAATACAGGAGTAACACCTTGGTCGAAAGTAACACTTAAAGATTGTAAAGCATTTACTTTGGAAACTTCAGAAGATGGATTTGAAACGATAACTTACTATCTTATGAAGAAGAAAAATATCGATGATTTACTACCCAATTGGGAACACTTAGATATAGATTAATATGTTGACAATTATATTCTTTATATTATTGGTAATCTATGTGTATAAAATAAGTAGAGATATCTAAAAACTATGCTAGCAATACTACTATTATTATTGATATTCTTTGTACCAATTGCATATCTTTTTCATTTGATATATGGAATACAAACATTACAAAAACCAATATCGGAAACCACACCCGATGAAAGATATGATGCTTGGACTTCTATAATAGCAGTAGTGGGTGGTATATTATTTACGATGTGGTTAATGAGTTGAAAAGATGAAAAGTTATAACCTAACACCAAAGCAATATAAGTGGTTATTGGAGGTATGTTATGGAGATATCCAATACCAAAAAGTACCATGGGAAATCCGAAGTAAAGCATACTATGTTCTGAGAGAATGTGGATACAATAGAGAATACAATTCAGAATTCAGACACGAATTACTTTGGTTAAGAGATAAATATGTCGAATGGTCTAAGAGTATAGATACTGAAGATGATTTGCCCTTTTAGAATTAATTAGATATGAAATTTTGGGAAAGTGAAAACATAGGTGATTACGAATTATACGAATCATTAAAGAAGAGTAAAGATTGGGGAAGGATGGCTGAATGGTTACCCACCTTACTAACTCAATACCCTAAATTAATTCCATATATTGTAAACCGAATTGATAGCTGTTTTGGTACTCATATTGTATATGTAGTAAAAACAAACAAAGGAATCAAAATTGGATATACTAAGAATTCAATCAAAGATAGATTCGCTGAGAATAGATACGAAGGCTCGGAATCATTCCAAATCATAGAAGTATTAAGAGAAGAAGAATTCCAAGCGCTAGGAGCTGTACAATTTGAATCCAAACTTAAAGAACTGAACCAACACTTTGGAATCCAAACCGATATGATAATGCCAGGTAAAGGAGAATTGTACGATGAGAAATACAAAGATGAAATCTTAAATCATTACGATACCCACAAATCCAAATACAAAGAAATCATAGGAATCAAATCCCCAAATTAAAATCCAACCAACTGGAGCTGTGAAACCCTTACTAAAAATAATATAGCTAATAATAGTAATAATAAAAGAATAAGTAATAGAATAGATAAAGAACTATATAAAGGATAACTCAGTATAGAGAGTAGTAGTATAGATAGAATAAAGAATAAAAAAAGAGTAGAAGGTAACCCCGTAAAACACTCCCTACACTCCCAACTACAACACTCATATGTATAGCTGTAAATACCCATATAAACCTATTTTGATATCTATATATAATTAACCACACCAAAACCACCCTAATAGGAGAGGTTTATATTTTACCACAAATAAGAGATAATTCACCACTCTATTCTACTTCTTACCACTTTCCCCCACTTTTCCCCACCTAATAATAGAGTAATAAAGAAATAGCTAGGTAAAATACCCTATCAATGGGGATGAGAAGCTTATGTGTGTGTTGACCGCTCGCAAAACTTTTTCCTGAGAGATTCTACCACACTACAAGCCCCAAGCCTACCACCAACACCTTTTAAGAGAGAAAACCCCTTAGAAAGCGTTATATGAGCTAGAAGATTTTTAGCTTATTCTATGAAAATGGAATGGGCTGTACTCACTAAGATACGAAAAATAATTGTAACATCCAAGCACAATTGTAACTATTTTTGATTCAAGCGTAAAAAGATATTAACAAAAAGTTATTAACAACCCTATATAGCCTCTATCGTAAGTAGCTGGTATATAGAGGGTTATAGAGTTATAAAAAGATAT